TTAGACGAAAGAGTAATCCTAGAAAACTATATTCCGGCCGGTATGATCGGTGACCAAAAGAAACTTGTTCAAGGAGGTGGTACTGATGAATAGGGATAACTGGCAAACACGAAGTTTACAATCACAATTAAAGACAAGAGCTGAACAAGAAGACGAAATGATCATTGAAGGTTATTTCGTTGTGTTTAACTCAGAAACAGAACTTTGGCCAGGTGCTTATGAAGAAATTTCGTCAGAAGCATTTAACAATACATTAAGTAATGATGTACGAGCACTAATAAATCATGATACAAGCATGGTTTTAGGTCGGAATAAAGCAGGTACATTAGAACTAAAGGTTGATAGTCGAGGGTTATGGGGAAAAATTAAAGTTAATCCAAACGATACAGACGCAGTTAATCTTTATGAACGTGTAAAACGTGGTGATGTGGATCAATGCTCATTTGGTTTTCAAATTTTAAACGAGGAAACAGAATACCGAGAAGACGGTTCGATTAAATGGACTATTAAAGAAGTTGATCTCTTTGAAGTGAGTGTATGTACATTCCCAGCATATGAAGATACAGGTGTCTCTGCAAGGAAACGAGATTTCGCAGAAATTGAAAAGCGTAAGTTAGACAAGAAAAAAGCACAATTGAAGGAGAGGTTGAAAAAATGTTAAAACAAATTATGTTGCAAAAGAAAATTGAACAAAGGAAAAATTCCTTAAATGAGTTGTTAAAAAAGGCAGAGGGTTTTGCTACTCGCTCAAGCGAATTAGAAACTGCTATTGATGAAGCTAAAACTGATGAAGATGTAGCTACTCTTGAAGAGGAAGTAACGAAGTTAGAAAATGACAAACAAGAGTTAGAAAATGAAAAGTCCCAATTAGAAAGCGAAATTGCTGATTTAGAAAAGGAATTGGATGATTTAAACCGCAATGCACCAAAGCCAAATCAAGGAGGTAAACGTAATATGGGAAATGATGTAGAAATTCGTGAAGCAATTAATGAGTATGTCCGTACGAAAGGGCAAGCCCGAGCAGGGTTTACAACAGTAGATGGAGGAGCATTAATACCTGAAGAATTGTTATCTCCTCAAAAAGTACTAGAAGATGTCGTTGATTTAAGTACTTTAGTAAATGTTAAGGCTGTAAATAGTGGATCGGGCAAATATCCAGTTATAAAAAAATCTGGTAGTAAAATGGTATCTGTTGCTGAACTCGAAAAAAATCCTGAATTAGCAAAACCAACTATCACTGAAGTGCCTTATGATATCGAAACGTATCGAGGTTATATTCCAGTCTCTCAAGAAGTAATTGATGATGCAGATTATGATGTTACTGGATTAATTGCAGAAGAAATTGCAGACCAAGAATTGAATACACGTAATGCAGCAATCGCAGCAGTTTTAAAAACCGCACCTGCAAAAACGGTTACTGGTTTGGATGGATTAAAGGCAGTATTTAATAAAGACATTAAGAAAGTTTATAATGTAAAAGCCATTATTTCCGCTTCATTATACAACGAATTAGATACTTTGAAAGATAACAATGGACGTTACCTATTGCAAGATGACATTACCGTTGATTCAGGTAAACGTTTATTTGGTAAAGAAGTTGTTGTATTAGATGATACGATGATCGGCGCAGCAGAAGGAGACTTAGTAGGGTTTGTTGGTGACCCTAAAGCATTTTGCACTTTATTTGACCGCAAACGTGCTTCTGTAAAATGGGTGGACAATGATATTTACGGACAACTACTTGCCGGATTTGTACGTTTTGATGTGGTTGCTACTGACACAGAAGCAGGATATTATGTAACATTTACTCCTGATACCCAGAATGTTCCAGAAGTGTAAGGTGATGTAAATGGCTAAATATCGCGTGATTCGTAATTTCATAGATTTGCAAGATAATAGACATTTCTACCAAGTAGGGGATAAATACCCTCGCAAAGGTAAGGTAAAAAAGGAACGGATTGAGGAACTTTTAGGATATGACAACCAAGCAAGAGAGCCTTTAATTCAGGAAGTGGAAGTAGGAGATGGATAATGTTTACTACCGACCAAAAAGAAACGACTCTCAATCTGATAAAAGAGCGGTTAGGTATCCGTAGTAATGTTAGGGACACCTACCTAACCGCCATATTAGAGTCAGTAATCGCAGAGTTAGAACAAGAAAAAGGGTTAGTGCTGGATGGTGCTAACCCTTACCATTTTATGTTTGTGGTTGATTATGCTGAATGGAGATACAGCAACAAAGGAAGTATGGACGGAATGCCAAGGCATTTACAGTTTAGGTTGCACAATCTCATGATTAGTGGCGGTGGTAATGGTGGCAACATGGGATTATGAAATTCAATTAATTGGTTTAGTTGATGGTGTAGATGATGATGGGTTTCCGGCGACCGTAGAAAAGCCAAAAGAACCGATTTTAGCAAATAAATTAAGTATACGGTCAAATGAATATTGGCAATCACAACAAGCTGGGATTGAATTATCATTAACATTTGAAATCCATGCCTTTGAATACAACGGTGAGGAAAAACTATTATTTAAAGAACAGGAATACAAGATTGAAAGAATGTATGAAAAAGGTGAATTAATCGAATTAATTTGTAGTCGGAGGTCAAATGATCATGGAATTTGATTTTGAAGGATTTGAAGAACTGCTAAATCAAATTGATAAGTTGGGTGACAAAGCAACTGACATAGAAAAGGTGTCGTTACAAACGGGTGCAGAAGTATTAAAAGAGGATTATCAAAACAATATTTATAATCGAATTGGATACGACACTGGAGTTTCCCAAGAGTCAATTACTGTTTCAAAAATTAGTAATCATCAAATTCATGTTGGACCCACAACCGATGCCTTTTATTTAAGATTCTTGGAAAATGGATTCTATAACGTTATGGCTAAAAAGTTTATTCCGGCCACACCGATATTTCAACCAATATTTTTACAAAGTCGTGAAAAGGTATTAAAAGCCATGATTGAAGCGGCAAGAAGTGAGATGAGTCGCTTATGAACATAAATGGTTTAATAATCAATACATTGAAGCCTACAGGTGTTCCAGTAAGTTTAAGAACATACACTGGTAATGAACCACAATATATAACGTTTTTTACAGAAGATTATCCTGAACTTAGTGCTGATGATGAAGAAGAAATCACAGGATATTTTGTACAAATTGAAGTGTTTTCCAAAATAAATTATACAAATCTAGTAAATACTGTAAAAGATTTAATGATTCAAGCAGGATTTAATCGAATTAACTTTCGTGATGATCCATATTCAAGTGAAATTGGAATGTTTCATAAAGTAATGACATTTAGTTTTAGCGCTTATGTTTGAGTGCTTTTTTATCATCAAAAATTAGGAGGTCATACAATATGGCAGGAGTAGTAGTAGGACTAAAAGATTTACATTACGCAAAATTGACAAATGACGATACTACAGGTGTTGTTTATGAAACACCAAAGAAAATTGCGGGTGCTATCACAGCAACAATTTCACCGACTACGAATTCAGCTACATTATACGCTGATGATGGTGCCGCAGAAACAGCATCAAGTTTGGGTGAGATTTCAGTTACATTAAATACAAAGGATTTACCCAAAGCTATTCAGGCTGATTTACTAGGACATAAGGTCAATAGTGATGGGGTATTGGTTAGATCTGCTGATGATGTTGCCCCATATGTAGCCATTGGGTTTAGGAGTATGAAATCTAACGGTCAATATCGTTATATTTGGTTATACAAAGGAAAATTCCAACCACATGAACAATCTTATCAAACAAAAGGCGATACACCTACATTTCAAACACCAACAATTAATGGGGTGTTTGTCAAACGTGAAATAGATAATCGCTGGCAAGCAGAAGTTGATGCAGATGATGAGAGTGTTAATGCAACTGTCATCACTAACTGGTTTACATCCGTTTACGAAGAAACAACCGATACTGGAGCGTGATAGAAATGCAAATTGAACTTTACATTGATGGCAAAAAGAAATTATTTACGACACCATTTGTCCCTATGCTTGCTAAACGTAAATATCTTGAAGTGTTGGCAAAGGCAGAACAAAGAGAAACGACATCAACAATTGAACAATTACAAGATGATGATGAAATCTATTCCATTCTCACTGATATTGTTTTTAAAGGACAATTTACACTTGATCAATTGTATAACGGTAACAGTATCGAGTACATTCAAATGAAAATGAGAGAGGCTATATTCGGCATTAAAGAAGATGATGAGGGAAACGAGAAGGGGAAGTGACGTTTAACGAAGCGTACACTTCCCTTAAACATTTGTACAAAAAACTAATGTTTCCTGAAAATCCCTATGCACAAAAGTGGACTTTGACTGAAATTGATGGACTAGACGTCCACTTTTTTTCTGAATTAATGTTAGATGAACAAAATCAAATGGCTTATATTGACCAGGTTTTGTAAAGGCAGGTGAGAATATGGCTGACAAAAAACAGATACAGGAACTACGAACAACCCTTTCGATGGATAGTGATCAGTTTAAGCGCACAGCAAAGGAAACTCAAGCTGATCTAAAAGCGTTAAAATCTGAAATGAACTTTGTGAAAGCGGAAGGGAAAGAATATGCAAAAAGTTTGGATGGACTAACCAAGCAGCAAGATATCTTAAACCGTCAATTAAAAGTCCAACAAGAACAATTAGAACAAGTTAAGAAAAAGTATGATGCAGCTGTAAAATCAACCGGTGAAAATAGTACAGAAGCCAGGAAACTACAAGCCCAATATAATAACCTCGCTGCCCAGATAAGAAAAACCGAAAATCAATTAGAGTCCGTCAATAAAGCTATTGAGGAGCAATCAAATAAATGGATTCAGCTTAGTAAACGATTAACAGATGCAAGCGATAAGGCAAAGGCCGCCGGTGAAAAGTTGTCTGATTTTGGTCAAAACATGACAACTAAAGTTTCCGCACCTCTAGCGGCTGTAGGATTAGCTGCTTTTAACATGGCCAGTCAATTTGAACAAGCTACAGGTATTATCCAAGCAGAAATGGGAAACTCAAGTATTTCTGCAGAAAAACTGGAAAAAGTAGTAAAAAGTCTATGGGAACAAGGTTTCGGAGAAAATCCTCAAGAAGTCGCTGCAAGTGTATCTAATGTCGCGAAAGCATTGGGGGATCTAAGTGAAGTTGATTTGTCGTATGTAACTAAAGGTTTATCGTTATTTGATCAACGCGGATGGGCTGACCAACGAGAAGCATTACGAGCAATGAAAGTATTAATGGAACAATTTGGGCTTAGCGCTCAAGAGTCTATGGACCGTTTAACATGGGGATTTCAAAATAACCTTGATTATAGCGGAGAGTTTTTAGACTCTATATCAGAATATAGCACCTATTACGCTGAAATGGGTTTAAGTGTAGATGATATGTTTGCGAGATTTAAAGCAGGTGCAGAAACAGGAGCCTTCCAATTAGACAAAATCGGCGACGCCATGAAGGAGTTTACTCTTCGCGCAAAAGATGGATCTAAAACGAGCGCAGAGGCATTCCAAGCACTTGGTTTAAATGCTGACGAAATGACGCGTCAGTTTAACGCAGGCGGGGAAACCGCTAAAAAAGCGTTTGAAACTGTAGTTAAAGCTATTAAAAATACTAAAGATGAAACAACAAAAAATGCGGCTGCTGTTGGTTTATTTGGCACACAATATGAAGATTTAGGTGAAAAAGCCTTTGACGCAATGTTACAGGCAACAGAAGGACTTGGTAACGTAGAAGGCGCAACGAAAAAAGCAAGTGACGCACTACAAAATAATTTTGCAACAAGAGCAAAAAAGGTATGGCGAGAATTTCAGTCAGACCTTGCCCCTGCAGGTGATGCTTTACTTGATATTGCTGAAAATATTTTACCAAAAGCAGCTGATGCAATTGGTGACGTAACCGATGCCTTTGCTGATTTATCACCTGAAACACAAGAAACAATTGTAAAAATTGCTGGTATTACTGCAGCGGCGGGACCTGCTTTTATGGCAATCGGGAGTTTATCAAGTGGTATTAGTGGTTTACTAAAAGTTGGTGGAAGTCTCGCGGAGTTGCTTGGAAAATCAAATGAAGCTGGACTTTTAGGTCGTATTGCAGGGTTAGGTATGAAGGGTCCAGTCGGTTTAGCTGTTGCTGGTGTTGGACTTCTAGCAGGCGGTATTTATGCACTATCTAAAGCATCCAAAGATAATACAGAAGAAACATTAAAATCAATCGAATCTAGAGAAAAAGATATTGAATCACTCGATAAAACCATCAGTAGATTTGATGAGTTACAAAACAAAAATAAACTTTCAACCGACGAAATGCTTCGTTACATGGACATCATGACGGAACTTAAGGACGCAAAGTCAGAAGAAGCAATTCAAAAACTTAGCCAAGAGCAACAGGCGTTACTGGAAAAGTCGGGGCTTACTAATGACGAAATGTTAGAGTTTTTGGATCTTAATGATAAAGTTGTTGAAAAAAGTCCGGAAACTGAAAAAGCTATATCCAATCAAGGAAATGCATATGCAACAACAACTGATAAAGTAAAAGAATTGAATGAAGCTGAAAGAAAGCGACTTGAACAGAAAACTTACGAAAAAATTAGAGATGGTCTTGACCAACAGGCAAGAAACTTAGAAAAACAAAGAGAACTGCAATCTGAAATTAATAGCTTAGAGTCGGAATACAACGACCATCTCAATGCTTCTATAGAGATAAATAGCCAAATCCAAGCAAAAGATCTCGAAATAGCCGGTATACGTGCCAAAATGGCTACAGCAACAGGTGAAGAGAAAACAAAACTCGCAGAAAAACTTTTGTTGGCGCAAGACGAATTATCATTGCTCGAAGGGCAACTTGCATACCACGATAGCGAACTTGATAGGCTAGACAAAAAAATTGGCAAAAAACAAGAATCTTTATCGGAAACAGAAAAGGAACTGTCTGCCTTTGACAACTTGCTAGAAAAGTATGCTGAGATGGTCCTGCAAGAGCAGGGTATAAATTTCGAGAAAGGTAAAGCCATTGAAGCAATTCAAACACAACAAACCGAGATCGATACAGCAAGAGCGAAATTGCAGGAAATGTTTAAAAATCAACAAATTTCCCGGGCTGAATATGAAGCGCAAAATGCAAAATTAGATGAGCAGCAAGGAAAAATTGACGCTGCAAAGGCAAAACTCGAAGCTATGAACGAAGTGGCAGGCCGAACAGTTTACAAAACTGTCAATATTAATACGGCTCCTAGCATACAAGAAATCAATCAACAACTATCATCAGGCATTTATAAGGATGTAAATATCAGGACAAATCTTGATGGCAACTACAGGAGACTAGCCGATCCTACAGCAAAAACTTTAAATATTATCACGAGCGGTGGCGGCCATTATGTACGTGCATATGCTAAGGGTACGGACTACCATCCAGGGGGACCTGCAATATTAGCCGAAGAAGGCCCGGAACTTGCAAAACTAAGTAGGAACCGATGGGCAATGCTTGACTTTGGAATATATGACTTGCCAAGAGGGGCACAAGTATTTACACACGACGAAACAAAAAAAATCCTTGGTGCCCTTAATCGAATTCCGGCATATGCAAGCGGAGTAAGTCCGAGTGGAGAAGCTAATCGGATTGTAGGTCAATTAAGCGAATCAACACCACCTAAACAACCGTTAGTAATACAATTAGTTACACCTGAAAAACGAGTTTTTGTAGAGTGGGTTGTAGATGATATAACAGATTTGCAAGAGTTTAATAAAAACAGATTTACATGAGTTTAATAAAGCAAGGAGGACTCAATTTGTCTAAAAGTTTAACTTTTAATGGTATAAGAAAACCGTGGCTAATGCTACTCCAGGGAAGGCAGAGAGCCCCTTTTGCCCCCATACAAAGAAATCTTATTCACATTCAGGGCAGACCAGGTGCTTTATTGGAATCTAGTGATGTTCAACCTTTAGTAATAAGACAACCAATTGGATTTGTTGTTCAATCCGACGAACATGCACTTCAATTGAAAGACGAGCTTACTTCTTGGCTAATTACAGACAATGAGGTTGAATTACAGTTTGATGATGAACCAGGAAGAACTTATTATGCCTTGATTCAAAATTCTGTTGAAGATTTTGAAAAATTTTCAATTTTACGTAGAGGAACATTAGAATTTCTATGTTTAGACCCATATGGATATGGCACAGAAAAAGAAGTCACCTTCGAATCTTCCGCCAGTTTTGATGTTGAAGGCACAGTCGAAACCGAGCCTATTATTGAGGTCACACTTAACGAGGACACCGAGTATGTCGCAGTCTCGAACGGCGAAGAAATAAACATGGTCGGCTTTCCGGCAAAACAGGAAGAAGTACCAGCTCCACCGGAAACCCAAATTTTCAAAACATCCGGTGAAAACCTAATCGGCTGGACAAACTCCTCAAGTGAAAGCCTTGGCGACGCACCCATGACGGGTGTATTGAAAACAGATGGAAACAAGTTTTATACAGATGACTACGGACAGGATTCATGGCATTGGCATGGTCCCGCCATGAAAACAAGTCTATCCGAACCGGTACAAGATTTCCGGTTTGAAATTGGTTTTCTTCTGCGAAAAACAGGGGACGGTCAAGCCGGTAGTATTGAGGTATCTCTACTCGATTCAAGCAATAAAATGGCGGCAATATTATCCGTTACAAAACACTTTCCCGGGTTAGACACCATCTACCCGCGGATAAATGCCGGAAGTGGCTATGCAGATGTAATCAACGAGAATCAGTATCAGTTTCAGCGGGAGTACGGTGGAATCATGAAGGTGATTAGAAAAGGGAATGTGTGGACCGGTGAAATATTTTACCGCAGTAATGATCAATGGGTACTCGCACTCCGCCAATCGTGGACGGACACCAAAGGGGCAGTGGCGGCACCGGTTACGCAAGTACAAGTCCGGCTAAGTCAACGTGGTGATATAGGGGTAGTCGAACAATGGGTGGATGATATACAGGTGTATCGTCTCAATGATTTGAGTGCCGACCAAGTGCCGATTATTGGCAAAGCAAGTGACAAAGTTGTTTTCGACCATGCAAATGACAACATCATGATAAATGGTGAATCTGTTATCGATAAAAAGGCGTTTATCGGGAACTATTTCAAGTTAAAACCCGGGCGGAATAACATAGCAGTGGAACCTGTCGATAAGATTCAGAGTGCAAAATTAAGATACAAACCAAAATATAGATAAAAAGGTGGTGATAAAGTGTCATTGATTCATATTTTGGACAGGCAATCAGACAAAATAATCGGAACACTAAGCGCCGGTGAATACACTGATGACGAAAAAGTAACATCATCTGAAAACGAAAATACATTTGATTTTACCGCACTGAAAAAGTTTGACTTATTACAAAAGAGAAACCGCCTGTTACTTCAAGACAAGGACGGTTTTTTTAGTGAGTACATTATCATTTACGCTGAACAAAACTCACGAAATCAAAAGTTTATAAAGTCAAATGCTACTTTTACTGACTTGCAAAAAGCCAAAATCATAGAGCCGCAGACTTTGCAAGGCGCAACAGCCGATACAGCGACGACAAAAGCGCTTGAAGGTACAGAATGGCGAAAGGGTAAAGTTGATTACAACGGTATACGCACTCTGAAAATTGAGGAGTACACGAACCCATATAATCTACTAAAAATTATCGCGTCTGAATTTGGACTTGATTTACGTTTCCGAGTTGCGGTTGAAGGGAATAAAATCGTCCGCTATGTTGACCTGACTTTGCCGGATGATGAGTTTGACGGGAAAGAGGTAGTGTTTGGCAAGGACTTAATCGGCTTACGTCGTATCGAGGACGCTCAAAACATTGTCACCGCGTTGTTAGTGTTGGGACCGGAACAAGAGGGCGGAAAAAGGCTAACCGTGTTAGTTGAGGATAACGACGCGTTGCAACGGTGGGGCAGAAACGGACAGCACCTAATCGAGGTTTACGAGCCGCAAATTACCGCGGAAGAAGTGACAATAGAAAGGCTACGTACGCTCGGTCAAAACGCACTACAAAAGCGTATTGACGCCATTGTCACCTACGAATGTCAAGCGGCGATATTGGAGTATATCCCGGGCAAAGAGCATGAAAAAGTCAGATTAGATAGAACCCTCCGAATCAAGGACGAAGGCTATACACCGCCTCTATATCTTGAAGCAAAAGTACTCGAGATAAAAGAACAGCCAAGTACAGGAAAGATACTAGACTTTAAGTTAGGCAATTACAAAGAGTTTTCCAAAGCCGACCTCGAGGCACAGATTGCTGGGCTGAAAAAACAGCTCAATGATAAACTATCTAAACTCGTTCAAGTGTCGGTCACGTCGTCGGCAGGGACCGTCTTTAAAAATGGAACCGGTGAAACCGACCTTACCGCAGTCACGTTTTTAGGCGGAAAAGAAGTTGATAATGACGGCTTATTTTATAGCTACGTTTGGTCCAAGTATGACAAAAACGGAAACTTTGTCGGCGCAACGTCAGGGAAATCAATTACGGTTTACGCCCGGAACATCGACGAAAAAGAAACGTACATTGTGACGGTTGAAAACGAGGGCGCAAAATCAATTGGACAAATCACAGTGACAAACGTCAATGACGGGGAACAAGGCCCACAGGGTCCACAAGGACCGAAGGGTGAGAAGGGGGACCAGGGGCTCCAAGGACCACCAGGGGCGGACGGGGTATCGAGTTATACTCACATCGCGTACGCTAACTCCGCAGATGGTACGGTCGATTTCTCCACCACCGAATCCCTAAACAAGGCGTACATCGGGATTTATGTGGACAATGAACTCATGGACAGCACCGACCCCACCAAATACAACTGGACTCTGATTAAGGGTGCAGATGGGGAACGGGGGCTACCAGGTCCAGCAGGAGCAGACGGTAAGACACCCTACCTACACATCGCATATGCCCAGAGTGCCGATGGCTCGGTAGGATTTTCATTGACCGACCCAACCAACGCAACCTACATCGGGACATACACTGATTTCACGCCTGAGGATTCCCAAGATCCAACCAGCTACACCTGGGCGAAATTCCAAGGTCCGCAGGGACCACAGGGCAACCAAGGAATCCAAGGTCCGCCCGGAGCTGACGGCAAGAGCCTATATACGTGGGTTAAGTACGCTGATGACATTAACGGAAACGGCATGTCAGATTACCCAGACGGCAAGAAGTATATCGGGTTAGCCTACAATAAAACCACACCGACGGAGTCAAACAATCCAGCCGATTACACGTGGGCATTAATTCAAGGACCACAAGGTGTAAAAGGTACGGACGGGCAAACGTATTATACTTGGATAAAGTACGCAGATAGTCCTACATCTGGAATGAGTGACGACCCGACGGGCAAGAAATATATGGGGATAGCCTACAACAAGACTACGCCGACAGAGTCTGCTAATTACGGTGATTACTCGTGGAGCCTTATACAAGGACCAAAAGGCGACCAAGGTCCACAGGGACCACAAGGTGTACAAGGTCCAAAAGGTGAAGATG